TGCTTTGATTTCTATGAAATCTACTCAATTAAAAGTTAGTAGAAAATGGAACTCAATGATGATGGGTATTAAAATGCAAGGCAAGAATGGTTTATTCACACCGCCTACATACAGCCACATTTATAATCTATCCACAGTTCAGATGTCTAACGACAAAGGAACTTGGTTTGGTTGGGATGTAGAAAAGATGGGTCCTGTTGTAAACAAAGAAATGTACGACATGGCGAAATCTTTTGCATTGAGTGTGGGTAAAGGTGAGATTCAGGCCAAACCTGAAACTAGAGAAGCTAAAAAAGAATTTAGTTTATAAGTTTCCCGCGGGGACGGGCAGGAAAGCGAGAGTGGAACTGCCCGTTGCGCAAAAGGTATTGCATGAACAAAGAACCAACAACATATGAACATTGGCTAGAATTAGGTAAGACAATCATACCCTGTTATAAAGGTATACCTAAAGTAAAAAAGTATACCGACGAAGATTTTAAAATAGAGAAAGATATATGGAGCAGGGATCACGGAACAGCAGAGATAGCATTAAGATTAGACCACGACATAGATTTAGATATTGATAACGAATTAGTAAAAACTTTTATAAATTTTTATGTTGGTGACTGTGGTGCCATCTTTGGCAGGGACGGTAATCAACAAAGTCATTACCTTTGGTCAAATAAAAATGAAACTCCATTTAAACAATTTAGTTTACCAGACGAGTTTGAAAGAGATTACAAAGATTTTCCACACGGTGCAATGCTGTGTGAATTAAGAACTGAAAAAAAAAGATATACTATAGTACCAGGATCTTTACACAGTAAATCAAAAACAAATGTTAAATGGGAGAAGTATGAAAGTATAAGAGAGTATCAAGGTAATTTACTCTTAGATGTGGGTAAGGTTGCTTTATCAACTGCCCTAACAATCATATACCCTGCTGCAGGTAAACGAGACGAATACTGCACAGCGATTGCAGGTATACTAATTAAAAATTCAGATTGGACAGAAGAACAAATAAATGTATTTGTTTCTAGAATTGCAGAAGCTGCAAATGATGACGTTAAAGAAAGATCAAAAAAAGGAAGCACCACTGCTAAAACAGATAGAAAGTTTGGTGTTAATAAAATTGCAGAGTTAACAGGGTATAGTCACAGAAACATACAGGGTTTATTTAATTGGATAGGTATATTTCAAGAGATAACAACACAGGTTTCTAATGATATGATTGACCGTATCATAGAGTATGGTGCAAACAGATACTATGTGTATCTAAAAGTTCCAGAAAAAGACAAGATAGTTGAGAGAAGAATAATATTAAAAGGTGATGAATTGATGAATCAAAAAATATTTTATGATGAAGCCATGAATCAAGCACGTGCGTGGATACCAAGATTAAAAACAAAAGAGTTTGAAACAATGATGATGGTTAAGTTTCACGCTAGAGAAAAATCAAAAGATTATGTAGAGGAAGCAGAAGAAGCTTTTAAATTTAAAAGAATGTTTTTTGATTATGTTGAAGCAAAAGGTTTATACACTGACAAGGACCAACTTGCTATACATAAACTACCATACTTCAATCAAAAGAGAAATGCCATAGAGTTTAATTTAGATAATTTTGAAAAGGAATTACAAAAGCATAGAGTGAGTATGGATAGAGTTGATTTAATTATGAAACTACAAAATGTTTTTAATGTTAAAAAGAATCACGGGAAGCATAAGAATAAATCTCTCATATCATGGGTGGTAGAGGGACAAGAAGTTAGTAATAATAAAATTATTTTTGAAGGAGAAGCCGTAGAGATAACAGATGGAGCGAGTGGGGAAGATGAGTGATTTGAAAATGCCAGAGTTTGTACCGGGTCCTCCTGGTACAGGTAAAACTCATAAGTATTTAAAGAATAAGTATGAAGAGTTTTTACAAGAATATTCTTGGGAAAGAATAGTTGTTCTTTCACACACAAACACAGCCGCAGACGAGATAGTAAAAGCTGTTAAAAAACTACCTAAAATGGAAAATGTTTCTAAGAAAAAACTACAAGAACAAATTTGTACAATACATTCATATTTTAGAGCAGAGTATTTACCAATAGATAAGTATGAAAAAGAAGATCACGACAAGTTTTGTAAAGATAATGCAGAAATGAGATTTTGGAAAGGTAAATGGGATAAGCATCCTCTTTATCAGTTTGATTCACATGCACATGGAAAAGAATTATCTTACGAACAATATTGGAGAATGTGTGATCCCGAGTCTTACAAACCTTACAATTTGTTTACGTTAAAAAAATTAAAGATAGCTTATGACAAATACAGAAATAACGGTAAGGCAAAATTATCTTTTGAAGACATGATAGATAATTTTATAAACGATGCTGAAGTTCCTAAAGATATAGATATTTTAATAGTTGATGAGGCACAGGACTGTAGCAAACCGCAGATAAAAGCTTTGAGAAAAGCTGCAACTTTAACTAAAAGATTTATATTTATAGGTGATGCTGACCAAACTATTCATGAGTACGCAGGGTCAGACCCTACGTTTTTTTACAGGTTGTCTAGCACAGAAGAAGCAAAAGCAAATGAATTAACAGAGGGGTTGAGGTGTGGAAAAACTATAAACGAAATATGTAAAAGAATAATATATCCTGTATGGAAACAGTGGGGTGATAACGCTGAAAGGACTTGGACTCCTAGAGAAGGTATTACAGGGAGATCTCTTTGGATACCAAGCATTGAACAGTCTTGTATTGCAAAAGATAAGTTGGTAGAAAAAATATTAAATACAGATGAAACATTTTTATTTACATATAGAGGTAATCCAACACACAAACATGTGAATGGGTTTCTTCAACGAATTGGTATTGATTACAAATTAGTTTCTAACGAACATCCACATGTAAGTAGAAAACATTTTAAATGTTTTACATCTTGGAATGATTTTATAACTAACAAAGTATCCAGACAACAAATAATAGATTACTGGCCTTTGTTAGGCAGGTCGGTCAAAGTGCACGGTAAGGGTTCAGTTGACAACATAAAAGAATTAATAGATAAAGATTATAATATTGAAGATTTGATACAGCAAAATTTTATTATACCAGAAGCAAAACAATACAAAGACTTTTCAGAAGTTTGTATTAACAAAGAGTTAATTGAAAAAATTCCTTTTGTTAAAAAAGTATTAGCTAATGGTATGGACATAACAAAAGAACCAAGAGTGCAACACGATACCATACACAAAGTAAAAGGACTTACATTTGACAATGTCATAGTTGACCTATCAGTGTATAGACAAGAGAACGATAGATACGAACCAATTAGATTAGCTTATGTAGCTTATAGTAGAGGACGTAACGATTGTTGGACTGTTGGTACTTCAGGTCCTATGTCTTTGGCAGGGATACAAAACAACAGAAATTATATTTTATGGGGGGATGATGACACATAAGGACGACTTCAAAGGATTGGTGTATGATAGTTTAGAAAAACAAGTTGGTGGTAAACACTACAGTGGTATGAAGATACAGCCAGCACAATTTATAAATGAAAACAAATTGCTTTTTGCAGAGGGTAATGCTATTAAATATATCTGCAGACACAAGTTTAAGGGAAAGGCGGAAGATATTAAGAAAGCGATACACTATTTAGAAATGATATTAGAAAGGGACTATAATGTGTAATACACCAGAAGATCTAGACCTACAGGGTATAGATACGGTTGCAATAGATATAGAAACTTACGATCCTAATTTAAAAACAAAAGGTTTGGGTGCCGTGAGAGGTGATGGTTTTATAACAGGTGTAGCTGTGGCTACAGGGAAAGACACCGTGTATTTTCCTTTACACCACTCTGATGTAAAAAAATCAGAGGAAGAGCAGAAAGAGTTTTGGGATGCAATCAATAATAAGCTATTACAAAACAAAGATATTACAAAGGTATTTCACAACGCTATGTACGATATATGTTGGATAAGAGCTGTGACTGGTAAGATGGTAAAGGGTAGGGTTGTAGATACTATGATAGCTGCCTCTGTTATTGATGAAAATAAATTCAAATATTCATTGGATGCTTTGTCTAAAGAGTATTTAAACGACGGTAAGTATAAATATGATTTACAAGAAAAAGTTTTAAAAGATAGTAACGGAACAATAAAAGATGCAATGTCTAACATGCATAGAATTGACTCTAACATTGTAAAAGAATATGCAAAACAAGACGTTAGTTTAACTTTAAAACTTTGGAATATTTTTAATAAAAAACTAGACGAAGTATTATACACAAAACCAGATACTAAAGAAGATAAAACTTGTAGAAATATATTTGAATTAGAAACTAGATTGTTTCCATGTTTGGTTGACATGAAGTTTAAAGGAGTTAGAATTGATGTCCAAAAATTAGAAAGTTTTGGTAAGAAATTAAAACATAGAAGAGATAATCTTTTAAATATAATTAAAAAACACACAGGTGTTAGCGTTCAAATCTGGGCTGCAAACTCTATTAAAGTTCTACTACAACAACAGAAGATAACAAACTATGAAAAAACACCTAAGTCAGGTATGCCTAAGCTACCAAAGGATTATTTAAGAACTCATGCTAACAGATTTTTAAGACATGTGGGTAAGGCAAGAGAGTGTGATAAGGCTCTCAATACATTTATAGAAGGATTGAAAGGGTATGTGCATAACGGCAGAATACATGCTGATATAAATCAAATAAGGTCGGACACAGGTGGGACAGTTACAGGTAGATTCTCTATGTCCAATCCAAACCTACAACAGATACCTGCAAAAGGTTATTATGGTAAGAAAATGAGAGAAATGTTTTTACCTGAAGAGGGTTGTGAATGGGCCAGTTTTGACTACTCACAACAAGAACCAAGGATTGTTGTACACTATGCAATTAAATATAATCTATCTGAGACAGAAGAACTTAAAGATGAGATAGACAAAGACGAAGCAGACTTTCACCAGATTGTTGCTGACATGGCAAAGATATCTAGAAAACAAGCTAAGACTATTAACCTTGGGTTGTTCTATGGTATGGGTAAAGGTAAGTTACAAGAAGAACTAAACCTTGACAAAGCACAGGCAGAAAAATTATTTAGATCCTATCACAACAGAGTACCTTTTGTAAAAGAGTTGTCAGATAATTTGATGGATTTCTCTAAGAGAGCTAAACTAATTTATACTCTTGAAGATAGATTCTGTAGGTTTGACAGATATGAAAGCACTAATAAAAGATGGAACAATAAGATACGTAGGTTTGAAGAGTGGGATCCTGAAGCAAAACAAATAAAGGATGAAGAAGGTAAAATAACATATCAGGGAGATTATGTTCCTCCTAAACTTCTTACAAAAACTGATGCTATGGAAAAATTTAAAATAATGTTTAATGATAAATCTAAAAGAAAAATAGAGAACTTAACTGAAGAAGAAAGAGAAAACTTTTTTAAACTATACTTTGTACCTGCTTTTACTTACAAAGCCTTGAATAGATTAGTGCAAGGCTCCGCAGCTGATATGACAAAAAAAGCAATGGTATTGCTATATGAAAAAGGTATAATACCTCACATACAAATTCACGATGAACTTTGTGTTTCTATAAAAGACGAAGAAGCAAGGAACACGGTTCACGGAACAATGGAGAATGCTATATCCTTAGAAGTTAATAACAAAGTTAATTGTAAAAAGGGTAAAAACTGGGGAAGCATTAAATGATATATGGCTTATTTAAATGCAAACATACCTGTAACTTATGCTCAAATAAGAAGAGAGTATCTATATGATCTTAAAGCTCATCATGGCGAAGTTGAAGACTGTGTGGTTTTCGGAATTAGTGCGATCACTGGTCGTCCGATTCTGTTCCACGCAATTATGGAAAATGGTGCAGTCTTCTACCGCTTACCAATCTCTGCTTTCATACAAAGAGGCTTTGATCCGAAAGAAGTTCCTCAACGTAGGTTGGACGAGTTGGAGTTATGGAATTGTTTTAGTTATTATCCTGCTGTTACTTCTTGGGACATCTTAGACGGACAATCCGGTAAGTATATTGGCAAAGATAAAAAATGGCATCATGGAGCCTATCTTTTTACAGTTGACTTTGCACATCCAGAGTCTAATATAGTTGACACTGATCATTCAGAGATCCCGCACGAACACAAGTGCGCACACATACTTGCACTAGATGATGGCAATTATGCAGCTCAGCCTAACAATAGATTAATATGGGACATACCTTCCTTTACCGTAAAGGACGAAATCCCAGATTGGAAAGTACAAACTTCAGAGTGGAACGTAGAAGACACTCGTAAGTGGAGAACAGAAGATACTGATAACTTCTTCTACGAGATTGAGGAAAAGAAAAATGATTAAAAAAATTAAAGATAAAATTAAAAGCATATGGAATAAAATTGTTGCATGGCTTTTTAGTTGGCAAAAATAATGAATTTAGCAGATTTGTTAAAGAAAAACATTGTAATGGTTCCTGTTGTAGCTTCAGTGTTAGTCGGAACATTTACAGGCGTTAGGTATATTGTAAATCTAACAGATACAATCAATTCAAATCAACAAGAAATAGTAGATCTTAAACGAGATTTAAAAGTTGCAGAAGATAAAATTACAGATCAAAACACAAGATTAACTTCTGCAGAATCTACGTGGCAGATGGCAGAAAATCTATACAGACAATTAGCAGATCAAGTTAGAGAGCACGACTATGATATTAAGGATTTAAATAGGTAATGAACTATGGAGATAGCCAGGATGAATTATTATTTTACCGGTGCATTAATTATTTTATTTGTGTTGTTATGTTTTATGCAGCCTGCATATCCTAGAAATGAATATCTTAACGAGTATGGTGTAAGATGTGGTGAAATGGAAATAAGCACAGAAAGAAGGGACACTGATTATAATTATAGTGATAGTAGCACAAACGAACAACAAGGTATAAGATTTACTTACAGAAAATATCTAGGAACAGATTGTAAAACATCAAAAGAAAATGTAGCAATCAAACAACAATTAGAATTAATGAAAATGTGTGGCAGAGTTAACAGCAATCCTAGTCTAGCCTTAAATGAAAACTTTGCTTTACTTGTATCTAAATGTAGAGGTGTATCTCCTGCAGGAGATAACACTAGACCTGCTGATTCACAAAGTTTATGGGACGACATGAAAGATGACTATAAAAAAGAGAACCCAGATGTCAATTTAATGGGAGATAAGTTCATAAATTCAGGAAAAAGCAAATTGAAAATACCACCAGAAGGGTATATACTACCTTTACCAAAAAATGACTAAACCATTAAAAATATCAGAACAAGCAGCTGTGCAGATGCCTATGAAGACGGTTGCCTCATTGATTATGATGGTTGCAATTGGGACCTGGGCATATTTTGGTCTTCACGAGACTCTCAATCAACACAGCACAAAAATAGAGTTGATGCAAAAAGACTTAGAAGCTAACTCAGAATTTAGAATCAAATACCCGCGTGGAGAACTTGGTCAGTCAAGTGGGGAGGCCGAGCTTTTCATGTTGGTGGAGCATATCGCAGGATTATTAGAGGATGTCGATGAAGAGGTAAAGAGCATGAGAAACAATGCAGTTAACATAGAATTTTTAAAATCAAGAACAAAAAAACTTACAGAAGATGTAGAAAAATTAATTAGAAACGGAAACGGAGCGCACTAATGATAGAAATGGTATTTGCTTTGTTGCTCCTACAGGACCACAAAATTATAGAACACCGTTATCACGAGTCGTTATCTAATTGTTTGAAGGCCAAGCGTTATGCTATGAAGGACAAAAGCACTAAAGATAGGGTTGTATATAAATGCATACAATCTAAGGCAAATATAGAAGTGTACATGGGGGAGAAGAAAATTCTTTCATTAATCCTTGACTAAAAAAACCAATAAAATTGCAAAAAATTTAAAAGATAGACGTTATCATCAACGTGTGGTAAAGTCTAAGAAAGCTTATGACAGAAAAAAACTTATTAAAATTTTACCCTGATATTGTAAATGGTATTTGTCCAACTTGTGATGAAAACACAATGTTAGTTGGTCTTACTAAAGATTTTTACAGATGTTTAACCTGTGGCTCTGATCTACAACAACACATCAATGGTAAAATAAGTTATCTACCAACAATGTCTGCACGAACAAAATTTAGAGAACATTTTAATTATGGCGAAGAAAAAACCTAAGTTTGGTGTCAATCTATACGTTCGTGAAAAGCCTAGAAAAAGACCTGGGCGTCATAAAAAAACACTAAATAAGCACGAAAAAAGACAGAAAAAAAAACGTTGACAAAATCCTAAAAAGTCCTATATTATATTTATGAAAGAAAAAATGATAACAATAAAACCAAAAGGTATATCACAAAAGCAGTGGAGTACTTTGCTTTTAGAACTAAACTTAATGAAGAAATCATGGAGATCGTATGGGGTTGACTTACAATTAGCAGCACCTAACTTGAAAAAAATCATAAGTTTAGGTACAACTATAAATGGTAACAAACGAACTAGATAACTTAGCTATTCTTTGGAATAAAACTAAAGATCCATATTATAAAAATTTATGGTATAAGAAGGTAAAGGAATTTTCGTATGGTAAAGACCCTAGTGATACTGATACTTCTATTCAACGGAGACGTAGTTCAAGAAGAATATCCTCTGTCAAAAAAGATGTTTGCATTTGAATGTCTACAATATGCAGATGATCATAGAGAAGCTATAGCTACACACATGGATATAGGTATCAAGAGTGGTTGGTATTTAAAAGATGGTAGAGGAACTATACAAGGTTTTATTTGTAAATAAACCTACCCTGAGAGGGAAAAAATTAGGGTAGGTAATGGTGAGAAGAAGCCTTCAATTACCATTATTCTGCCACATTGTCAAATGCTGTCGGTTGGAGTGCAAGTAAATCGTATGTATATCTGATGTTTATTAACTTCTGACTTACCAATTTCTTCTATTTTTTTCTTTGCTTCCTCATATCCTGCTATCATACAATCGTAATTATTTGAAAAAGTATCAGGCCACGGGTATGGTTGTAAACAAGTACTTGCGGTATAACTGCACATAATTAAAGTTAATAATATTTTCATTGACAATCCTATAAAATCACCTATATATAAATTATTAATATGAAAGGAAACAAATGACGGACATGAGTAAATACAAAAATGTTTCTCTAACTAAAGAAACATATGCTATTTTAGATAAGTTATCAAAGATATTATTGCCCGATGCTAAATTGTCTGTAGCAAAGACAATAGAATCGTTAGCAAATGAGAAAGCGAGAAAACTAAATGGCAAAATTAAAAGTAAATAGAATAGTTAAAATAATTTGCGATACCTGCAGAGGAAACGGTTACATAAAAGTAGAAGATAACATACACCAATGCTGGGATTGCGATTCGGAAGGAGAGTTTTATGAAGATATTGGAGTGGGTTCTCTTATTGGTGACACTAACGGTGGGGATAGTACTTTACACTAATGGAACGGGATACTGATATTGCATACATTGCAGGACTTTTTGACGGTGAAGGTTCAATAAATTTTAACAGAAGAATAGAAAGAAAAAAGAAACATAAAGGAGAAGGATATAGAACATCGAACGCTATGCGTATAAGTATGGAGATAACCATGACTGATAAGTCTGTGTTAATATGGACACTAGAAGTTTTAGGTTGTGGCACTCTTGTTAAGAAACCAAGAAAAGGTTTACGTAAAGATGGCACAAAGTACTTGATGCAATGGCGATGGAGATGTACTTTTAGAGATGCATATTATGTATGTTGTCTTTTATTTCCGTATGCACATACGAAACTAGATAAGATACAAAAGGTAATAGAACATTATTCTAAAGATAAAATAGTAAATGGTAAAATAGTAAACTTAAAAGAATATAAGGAGGCAATGAGTTTAGAATGACAGATGAAAAAAAGATAAACGTAAGCGTATTTAATTGGGGACCTTGTGTTATCAAATTAAAAATAGTTGATGAGTTTAAAAAATTATTGATAGACGAAGGTAAAAAAACAACAAGAGATTTTAGAGATAAACTAGCAGGTATCTTGGACAATGAGAAAGGATATGATGAGGAATCTAAGAAAAAAGTATTACCTTACATGTCTCAGTATCTTGGTATCTATGATCAGATGTATCAAAAGTATGTCTTGAAACCATACGAGAAAA